AAGAATTAATGGTGGATCTTCAACAACAATAACAATAAAACAAGGATCAGGATGAAAAAAACTATTATATTTTTGAGTTTATTTATAGGACTTGGATCTGTTTACTATTTTCAACCGATAGCTTACGAAATATTAAAGTTAAAAACTTTTGATAGTTTTGTTGTAGATAAAGAAGAATCAAATAATTTTGTTATTTTAAATATAACAGAAGAAGATATAGCTAATGAAGGTGGTTATCCTTTATCTAGACAAACATTAGCTCAAATACATATCAATTTGTTAAGACAAGGAGCTATGGGTGTAGGTTGGGTTATGGCTTTTCCACAACCTGATAGATTTGGTGGTGACTTTGAGTTTACTGAGGCTTTGAAATTTTCTCCGAGTGTTTTGGCTATGTTTGAAGGAGAAGGTGAATATCCGCCTACATCTGGTACTGTTATTTTGGGACCAGAAGATACTGGTGGCATGATGGCAACAGGTGTAATACAAAATATAGATATTTTAAAATACAACGCTAGTCAAGGTATAGCAGTTGCCCGTACTGATGCAGATAACTTGGTACGAAGACTGCCTTTACTGATGCGTACTCCTGATGGATGGGTGTCTTCATACGGAACAGAGGTTCTTAAAGTTTTAGCTGGAGCTGATACATATGTAATTAAAACAAATGATAATGGCCTAGAAGAACTAAGAGTTAGAGGATTGCCGGCAGTACCTGTAGATTCTTTAGGCCGTAAATGGATTAGTTGGGTTGATACACCACAAACTAATCTTTCTGAAATGGATGTAGAAAATAAATTTGTTTTTGTTGGATTTACTGCAAAAGGCATATCCCCAAAAATAGCCACACCTATTGGTTTATTAGAACCGCACAAAATACAAGCTGCACTTGCAGAATCTATTTTGATACAAGATAGCCCGTTCATCCCTGACTATGCGTTAGCATTAGAGATATTAATATTTTTATTTTCAACTGTATTTGTTTGGCTTGTTTTAAACGTTTTTGGTATTACGTGGGGGGTATCATTCTTTGCCTTAGTTTTTGTTTCTACAGCCTTCTATGGCGTATTTACGATACAAAAAGGTATTTTAATAGATGTCACTTGGGCTTTAGTGTCACAATTCATTACAGCTACAGTAGCTTTCTATATACGTTTTAGAGAACAATACAAACTACGTCAGCAAATTAAAAAACAATTTGAACATTATTTAGATCCACGCCAGATTAAAGCTTTGCAAAAAGATCCCAAATTGTTGAAATTGGGTGGTGAAAAAAAGAGATGCACATTTTTATTTACAGACGTGCGAGGATTTACAGCTATGAGCGAAAGTATGGATCCTGAAAGTGTAATTACAATTATGAATATGGCTTTGACTATACAATCTGAGGCGGTAAAAAAATATGGTGGCATGATAGACAAGTACATAGGTGATGCTATGTTTGCTATATTTAACGCACCTATAGACTTAGATAATCATGAACAAGCAGCCGTTATGTGTGCTAAAGAAATACAAGATGCTTTTAAATCTTCTAGTATTGGTGTTGAAATAGGCGTGGGAATAAATACCGGAGAAGCTGTTATTGGAAACTGTGGGTCGTCTACTAGATTTGATTATACGGCTATAGGATCTGCTGTAAATATAGCTGCTAGATGTGAGTCTAGTTGTAAAACGGTAGGAGTAAATTTAATAATTGCAGAGGAAACTGCAAAAAATTGTGGTTTTGAGCTAAAATCATTAAGACCAATAGAAGTAAAAGGTATAAGTAAACCTTTAAATATATATACATGGGATTAAAACTATCAATAATATTAGGCGGACTGTTAGTAATATCAATTGCTGGATCAGCCTGGTACATAGATTATCAAGCAGATCAGATAAGCACCCTTAAAGGCAATCAATTAATCTTAGAAACAGAGATACAAAAACAAAACGATGCAATAGAAAAACATCTAGAGCAAGCAAAACAACAGCAACAACAAATGAATACACTAGCCGCAGAGAATAAAAAAGCTATGGAAAATGTAAACAAACTACGAAAAACATTTGCAAATTTAGATCTAGATGAGTCTGCTCTAGCCAATCCAGAAGATATGCAAAGAAGAATAAACAGAGGTTCAGCAAGAGTTATGGCTGAATTAGAAAGATTGAGTAACCCAGAAAAATCAAATGAGAAATCTAGTACTAATTAATTTTATAATTTTGTTAGCTAGTTGTTCTACATTTCAACAGGCCGTTAAACCTGTGCAAGTCAAAACTATAACCGAAAGATCCCCTATATATCATCCACCATTACCTTATCCTATGAGCCTGACAAATGTTGATTGGGAGGTTCTTACACCAACAACTATGCAAGAGTATTTAGATAATCTGGAAGCAGGAAATGCACCACCAAGAGCCTTTTACTCCTTGTCAGCTAGAGAGTATGAAAATCTATCTATGGATATGGCAGAGATAACTAGGTACACAAAAGATGTGCTTGCCATCATCAAATACTATAGAGAGTTAGATAAACCAGAGGAGACTGAAGATGAGTAATTCGCCAGACGAGTTTGTTTATAGAGCAACGTTAGATCGTGTTATAGATGGAGATACTTTTGATTGCATACTTGATTTAGGGTTTGACGTTAAATTACACAAACAAAGAGTTCGTTTGGCTGGAATTGACACTCCAGAAAGTCGCACTAGAAATTTAGCTGAAAAAGCTCTAGGATTAAAAGCCAAAGAAAGATTAAAGGAACTTTGTATAGGAACTTTAAAAATTAAATCACTTGGAAAAGGAAAATATGGCAGAATCTTGGGCGTACCTTATACTCAAGATGGTGAAGATATTTGTGCAAAACTTATATCTGAAGGTCATGCGGTTGAATATTGGGGTGGTACAAAAACCAAAAAATGGGGGTAATATGAACATATCTGAAGAAGGTATATCTTTAATTAAAAACTACGAAGGATGTAAGCTTGAGGCTTATCAAGATAGCGTAGGTGTTTGGACAATTGGTTTCGGGCATACAAAAAATGTAAAAGATGGCGATCAAATTAACCAAGACGAAGCCGAACATTTATTGAAAGAAGAAATGCCTGAGTATGAAGGTTATGTTAAGGATATGGTTAAAGTACCATTAGATCAATGTCAGTTTGATGCGTTAGTATGTTGGGTATATAACTTGGGACCTACTAATTTAAAAGAATCTACTTTGTTACGTATTCTTAACGAGGGCGATTATGATGGTGTGCCAGAGCAAATAAAACGTTGGAATAAGGCTGGTGGTGTTATCTTAGGTGGATTAGTTAAACGTAGAGAAGCTGAAGCTAATTTGTTTCAAGGTAAGGAATGGAGCAAAGTCTAAATGGCACTACAAAAAACAATATTTAGACCTGGCATTTATAGAGAGGGTACTGACTATGATAATGAAGGCGGTTGGTTTGATTGTAATTTAGTACGGTTTAGAAAAGGCAGACCAGAAAAATTTGGGGGTTGGAGTAAACTTACAAGCAATACTTATTTAGGTACGGCTAGAGCCTTACACCCTTGGGTTTCTTTAGGCGGCACTAAATATCTTGGGATTGGCACTCATCTTAAATACTATATTGAATCTGGTGGTAATTTTAACGATATAACTCCTATAAGAAGTACTACATCTGCTGGTGATGTAACATTTTCTGCAACTAATGGAGATGCAACAATTACTGTTGCGGATACCGCACATGGGGCAGTTCAAAACGATTTTGTAACTTTTTCTGGAGCATCAAGTTTAGGAGGTAATGTAACAGCAGCCGTACTAAATCAAGAGTATCAAATAGCTACCATAGTAAATGCAAATAGTTACACTATAGAGGCAAAAGACACGTCAGGGACTACGGTTACTGCAAATGCTTCTGATAGCGGCAACGGAGGATCTTCTGTTGTTGGCACCTATCAAATAAATGTGGGTCTAGATGTTTACGTTGCTGGTACAGGTTGGGGTATAAATGGTTGGGGCGCGGGAACGTTTGGAAGTACAAGTTCTTTAAGTTTGACTAACCAATTAAGATTGTGGACACATGATAATTTTGGAGAAGATTTAATTATAAATCCAAGAGCGGGTGGCATTTACAAATGGGTAGAAAATAATGGTTTAGGCACAAGAGCAGTTGAGCTTTCTGGTATTACTGGTGCCAATCAAGTTCCAACCGTAGGTTTGCAAGTTATTACTTCAGAAAAGGATAGGCACTTGATAGTCTTGGGTGCAGATCCTGTATCAGGTAATTCTAGAACAGGTACGGTTGATCCTATGTTTATAGCATTCAGCGATCAAGAAAATTCATTAGAGTTTGAACCAACTAATACAAATACCGCAGGGTCACTAAGACTTTCTTCAGGATCTTCAATAATTGGTGCTGTTAAATCAAGACAAGAGATAATGGTTTGGACTGATACTGCTCTTTATAGCATGCAATTTATTGGCCCTCCGTTCACCTTTGCAGTTAACTTAATTAATGAAGGTATAGGTCTAGTTGGACCTAAAGCAGCCGTTACCGCGCCTCAAGGTATCTATTGGATGAGCTACAATAATTTTTATATTTATAACGGTAGTGTGCAAACTATTCCTTGTACCGTACATAATTATGTTTTTGGTGATATTAATCTAGGACAGTCTTTTAAATTTAACGCATTTACTATTTCAGACAAAAGCGAAGTTGGGTGGTTCTATTGTTCATCAAGTTCTACGGAAATAGACAGGTACGTTATTTACAACTATATAGAAAACCTATGGATTTATGGATCTTTAACAAGAACAGCTTGGTTAGATGCGGGTATAGAAAATTACCCTAGAGCCGTAAATGGAGGTTATTTATATCAACAAGAAACTGGATTTAATGATGATGGATCTCCTATGACAAACGTTTTTATTGAAAGTTCTGATTTTGATATAGGAGATGGTGAACAATTTACTTTTATAAGAAGAATCATCCCAGATTTCAAGTTCTTACAAAATAACAACGCTGGTAATATAAATATTGTAGTTAAAACAAGAAATTTTCCAGGAGATTCTTTAACTACAAATTCTACAAATGCAATAACTGAAACAACTACACAAGCTTATGTTAGGGGCAGAGCAAGACAAATGGTTTTAAGATTTGAATCTGATGATGATGCAACCGGTAATGGTAACTTGGATATTGGATGGAGATTAGGAGCTACTAGGATAGATACAAGGCCTGATGGCAAGAGATGAGCAAAATATTACAAACTCAGTTACCTATTGCTACAGGAGATGTTAGCCCAGAAACTTTCAACAGGTTAGTAAGAATATTAGAAATTAACTTAGGTGCTGTAGATCCAGATCAAACCAGACAAGTTAATGACGCAGACAAAACAACTTTTAATTTTTTAGCCGGATCTATTATATGGAACACTACTTTAGGTGTTTTACAGGTCTATACTGGCAACAAATGGGTAGATATAGGCGAAAGAACAAACGATTTTGGTTTTGAAATGACTGCTTCTGTTGGTAAAGTTGATGTAAAGACAAATGGTGATATAACAGTTAATGTCTAAAGCAGTAGAAGTACAAGAGTATAAAACAAAAAACATATTGTTAGAACATCCTGCTGATTGGTATATAGATGACCAAACATTTAATGCAGTTCAACACTCGTTATCAGATATAGTAGATTTTTATGAAAACAAGGGTAATTACAACCCTGTAAAAAATAAATTACATGAAGTTATAAAAGAACCGTTAAAAGATGTATATACGGTTCCATTCTTTTCAGAGAAGTTTTGTCAAATATTATTAGACGAAATGCATAACTTAGAAGACTTTTACGGATTTATACCCAATCCAGAAGAGGATGAACTTAGACAAATACCTGAAATAACCTTTCAAGATAATTGTCCAGAAATATATAACTCTTTGTTTCAAACAATATATACTATAGGTAATCCTATATTTTTAAATATTTGGAATAGGCACGTTAATGGTGGCGCAATTCAAATAGCTAATTATAATTTAAAGGATAAAAAACAAGGTGCTTGGCATCATGATGCTAGTGCCGATATAAGTATGGTTGTTCCTTTGAATACTGGCGAGTATAAAGGCGGCGGTACTGAGTTTTTAAATCGTGGTACGGTTGAACCATTACCTACGGGCCACGCTCTAATATTTCCGAGTTTTACTCATATGCACAGGGGATTATCGGTAGAATCAGGAAATAGATACTTACTTGTATTTTGGTTAAAATGTATAGAAGAATAGGGTAGAATTTAAAAATGGCTATAGTAGATAACTCAGGAACAGGTTTAGCGGCCCTGGGGCGTAACGAAGACCGCTTTATGGCTCATGTTGCACCAGGCGAAATGGTGGTCCCACCAGTCATATCTGACAAGACAAGATCAATAATTAGAAAGGAGATGGCCGCTGTAGGTTTAGATCCTAATGAATATGTTGTTGGTCAAGGCATGTCCATAAACCCTATTACAGGACAAGCAGAGTTTGGTTTTTTAAAAAAGATAGCTAAAAGCGTTAAAAAAGTAGTTAAAAAAGTTGCACCTATTGCAGCTGTAATACCTGGTCCTTGGCAACCGTTTGCTGCCGTATATCAAAAGGGTAATGCAGCTCTCAAACTAGCCAAAGGTGAAGGTGGTCTTAGTGACATTATGACGTTAGCTGCTGGTGGTAGACAAAGTTTATTTGGGAAAGAAGGAGCTATTGAAGCTATTAAGAGTGGAACCGGTATTTTAGATCCAGCTAAGTTAGGTGATGCTTTTAAAAATATTGGTCAAGTAGCCAAACTTGATGCAGCAGGTAATATAGTTAAAGATGCTGCGGGAAATATAGTTACTGAATTTTCACCTTTAGCTTACGGAAGTAATGTTTTACAAGGTATAGCTAGCGACCAACAGCAAGGATATGGTGGATTACTAGGTGGTACTGGTCAAAAATTTAATGTTGTTACAGGTCAGCTTGAGGGTGCTGTAGGTGGAGCAGGATACAATCCTTTTATGCGACAAGCCACACCAACTACCGCTACGGTACAGTCAGGTGATACCCTTTCTGAAATAGCTAAAGCTAACAACACTACAGTAGAGGCGATCATGAAAGCCAATCCTGGAATTACAGATCCTAATGTTATATCGGTAGGACAAACATTAAATATACCAGGCACTACATCTAGCCAATCTGTTTTGAGTAGAATAATAAGCGGTACTCCTGGTCAACAAAATCCAATACAAGAGTTTATGGATGATCAACTAGGATTAGATCCTGGAGGTGGTGGCATTTACAATCTTCTTGGTGGAGGATCTGGGGACGGTACCGGAACTGGAGGCTTTGGTGGTATAGATCCCAAAATGGCTGGTCTTGCCTTGTTATACGGTAAAGTAGTTAAAGATGCAGCTAAGAAGACTGAAGGTGGTTTAACTGACATAAGACAATCAAAAAGACCAGACCTTAACCCAGCACCTGTATTTGCAGGATTTGACTTGGGTATAAGAAAGAAAGCATCTTTTGGTGGGCCGATAGGATTCGGTAGACAATACTTCAACGAAGGCGGTATGGCCGTAAAAGAACTTGATATGCGTCAAGGTGGTGAGTCAGTTGGTCCAGGAACAGGTACATCTGATGACATACCAGCCATGCTTAGTGATGGTGAGTTTGTAATGACAGCCGCAGCTAATAATGGAGCGGGTGGATTTAAGTTCAACAAAACAAAAAAAGGTATCGAGTTGATAGCTGCTAGTAAACCTAATAGAGAAAAAGGTGTAGACGTTATGACTAACCTTATGGAAACTTTTGAAAAATATAACAAATCTGGGAGTATGGCATAATGGCTGAAACAATAGATCCTGTACTTCAGGAACAACGTACCGCTGAAATTCTTACGGACCCGTTAATACGGGCTTTGTATTTTGGTACCGAAGGCACTCCTGGATTCTTTAATCAATTACAGCAAGCAGGTGCAAACCTTATCGGTACTGATGTGCCTCTACAACAAACTGCTGGTTTAGATAGATTAGAGACTTTAGCAAGAGAAAGAGCCGAAGCAGGTCTTGGTTCATTTCAACCGTTTTTTGATAGACAGCAAGGTTTGATAGATGAAGCCATAGCACAATCTAGAAGAGCAGAACAATTACAAGATCCATACTTTACAAGAGCCGAAGAGCAATTTGGTTTAGGTTTAGGTGATGCTTTATCTGGTATTCAACAAGCTAGAGGTGTAGCAACAGGTGCGGTAGATGAATTTGGAAACCGTATAGGTGAATCAGAAGATTTATTAAGAGGATCTGTAGGTGCTTACGATCCTATGATGACAGAACAATTTTATAACCCTTACGAGGATAGAGTTGTTCAACAAACCATAGACGACATAATGGAGGCTGGAGAAAAACAAGATATAGCGGCCAGAGCGCAAGCCATATCTGCTGGTGGTGAATCAGCCTTTGGATCTAGAGCAAGACTTGGCGCAGAAGAAAGAAGAGAATCTTTGGGAAGGGGATTAGCAGAAGCTTTAGGCAACATTAGATCTAGAGGTTTTTCAGAAGCACAACAGACAGGTCTTGGTGAGTTCGCACGACAAAGACAAGCAGAAAGAGCAGCCGCTCAAGGCCTGGGTGGATTTGCAAGATCAAGACTAGGAGCCGGTCAAAGTTTAGCCAGTAGCTTACAAGGATTAGGGCAAAGCGAAGCAGCCGCTAGAGCAGGATTAGCTGGTGGTTTACTAGGTATAGGCGCACAAAGAGGCGCTGGTGCATCTGGATTAGGTGCGCAGTTAGCAGGATATGGCGGTCAATTAGCTGGCGTAGGAACAACCCTTGATGCGTTAGGAAGAGGTCAAAGATCTGAATTGATGGGATTAGGTGCTACTTCTAGAGGTATACAAGAAACAGGACTTGGTAGACAGTTTGCTCAACAGATGGGACAACAGATGAGGCCTCTACAAACACTACAATCTATTGGTTCTATGTTACCTGGTTATCAAGCAACAAGAACTCAAATTGATTCAACATACGGTATGGCTCCTGATCCAAGCGCACAAGGTCTTGGTGCTGCTTTCTCAGCTTATGCTGCATTACAACCACCAAGAGCGGGTTAATGAGTTATTTACAAAGAAAAATGTTCGCTAATGGTGGTGTAGCTGAAGCCAACCCTTACTATTATGTAAGTGCTGATAGAAAATTAGTGCCTTTAGATTCTAACCAACTTTATGATGTTTTATCAACTGCGGGTATAGGTGAGCTTACGGCATTAATACAGAATCCAGATGTTGAATATAGCCCTGCAACACAAGAATTGTTTCGTAGAGTAGTAGGAGAAAGAAGAGCTAGAGGATCTAGCACTACTCCAAACAATTTAGAATTTGGTAAAGCTTTGCCTGATTATCTAGATTTTTATTCAGGTCTTGAAAATATAGGTGGTATTGCAAAAGACACAATCCTTGAAGGTGCTGAAAGAGGTGTGGGGTTATTTAGGGGGCTAATGGCTGATCAAGGAGATCCACAAGATTTATTTGTTAGTGAGAGATTTCCATTCAATAGACAGGGACAGCCTGTTGTAGATCCATTCCAAGGTCGTCCAGATCCGACAAATATTCCAGAACTTATAGGTAGAGCCGCAGAGGGATTAGAAGCTAAAGCAAAAACTGTACCTCCCCTTTTTGATAGATCAGGATCATTAAGAAGAGGTTTTTCTAATCCAGAATTAGCGGCTATCTTAAATAGAGCGCAATCGGGTGAAATACAAGACTTTGAAGAAGAAATAGAAGAATTAGTAAAACCAGATGTAGTAGATACAGCGGTTGTTCAAGAAGTAACCGAGCAAGCCCCTAGAGAGTTACCTAGAGGAATAGTAGAAATTAGAAACATAAGCCCTGATGATTATGAAGGGTCCAATATAGCTCTGTTAAAACAAGAAATGGAAATAGTAGGTAGAGATGAAGAAGGCAATCCTCTGCCAGAAACAAGATTATTACAGGATCCTGAAATACAAGATCTTTTAGATGAAATCAAACCTATTGAGGTGAAAGTTGATGTAGACAAAACAGAGGCTGATAGCTTATTGGATACTGAATTAAAATTTGAAGGATTAAAACCAGGAGAATTAAAAGAGGGTGCTGAAGAACTTTTTGAATCTATTAGACCTGGAGAAGACCCTACTAAGCCTTTAGCTCCTATCATGCCAATAGGTAAACCAGAAACAGAAAAAGATGCCGTTACTAGAAAACTAGAAGAACCAGGATTCTTTGGATCTGATAGGTTCTTAGACTTTATTAGGAATGTTGGTGGAGAACTTACCAGAACAGGGCAAATGGGAGCAGGTCTATCTCTTGGTGCATCTAAGGCCGCTGAAGAGAGAGCCGCTAGAGAGTTGATGGCCGAACAAGAAGAAAGAGACTTTGCATCTAAACTAAGACTTGCTCAAGCTGAAGCAGCATTAGAAGCTGCCGGAGAGGGTGCTTATAACAAAGATAAAATAAAAACTTATGTTGAATTTGAAGATACTCTTATTCAAGCGTTAAGAGAGTTTGATGAAGACGAAAGAATTATTAGTGATATTAACCAAATAATTAATGAAGACATAAATGATCCTAATGCTTTTGGTGTAAGGGGTTTTATAACAAAAGTAAGTGAAGATTTAAGGGCTGCTGCTGGCATGGGAGAAAAAGATTGGAACAACCTATCAGCACCTAAAAGAACTCAATTAATTTTAGATGTTACAGCCCAAAGATCCGTAAGAGATATTTTAGGAGAATCTGGTAAAACTATTTCAAATCTTGACAGAGACATAGTTGCTAAAATATTTGGTAGTGTAAATGTATTTACATCGCCTGCGGAGTTAAAAAAGAAACTTGAAAATAGTAGAAAAAATATTATTGAGAGTATGAGAAAAGAACAAAATACGATTATTAACAGATCTAATGCACTTAAAGAATCTGGCTATCCATCTCAAGTTGTATTTGCCAATATACCTTTAATAGACAGAATACTTAAATTTAATTTTGATGATATTGAAAACTATAGACTAGGTAGCAACGCTACTGGGTATATAGAAACAACCTTATAATGCCTAGATACAAAGTAAATATTTCTGATGGTGTATTTGAGTTTGTAGATGCAGATACCGAAGACGAAGCTAAGAAAAAAGTAAAAGCTATTATAGCTACTGGGGCTACTTCACCTTTTTACGACAAACTTTATTTTGATTACGATACAGGGGTAAAAGGCAAGTTTGAAAGGTTAGTTGATAAAGGTACAGAACGTGAAGGTGATTTAAGAAACCTTAGAGCGCAGTTATCAAGAGCAGAGACACCTAGAGAACAAGAAACCGTATTAGAAAACTTTGTAGGATCTTCAGGCTTTACTAGAAATACAAAAGGACAGGTTGCTCTGACTCCAGTAGGATTAGAAGAACTAGGCCTACCAATACAAAACAGAACGCTTAGTGACGGTACTTCAATACCGTTAAATACCGTTATTGATGAAAATGATTTTGGTTTGCAAACTGGAGATCTTGCAGACTTTGCCGGTATTGCAGGTCCTATAACTGGAGCAATAACTTTTATGTTGCCACAAGCTAGAGTCATAAAAGGCCTTACATCTTTATTTGGCGGCAGAGATCGTATAGCTAGAATGTTTGCAGCCGGTACTGGTTCAGCCGTAGGTAAAGCAGGAGAAGAAGCTTTAGATTATCAAGAGGGATTTCAATTACAAGAAAGAGATGAACTCAAAGATTTATTTGGTGGTGAGTTTTTGTTTGGTTCTGTCGGTCAAGGTATAGGTGAACTTTTTGGGTTAGGATATAAATTACTTTTAGGAAGAAATGCACCAACGGCAGATTTAAGATTAAACAGACAAATGGCTTTAGGTAGATCTGCTTCAGACATACTAAAACTAGATGCACAACTAGGTAAAGAAGCAACAGAAAGACAAATAGCAAAAGCAGTAAGAGACGGCAGAGTAGCAAAGTTTGATTTCAAAGGTATAGCATCACAAGCGACTCTAGGAGCTAAATTACCTGGTAGGTTACAAGATATTTCTGAACAGGTATTAGGTAATACAAGAGACAAAGAAACCGCAGCTTACCTTAGAGCTGAGATAGATAATTTACTTGGAGAAATTGGTGGTGAAAACGCACTACTACAAAAGTCTATATCTGATGCAACCAAAGGCAGTCTAGACGAACAAGTACAAGCCAGCTTACAGGCTCTTAGGTTAAAAGAGCAAACGGTTACACAACAACTACGTAAGCTTTTAGATGATGTAGTAGATGATGCTATAGAAGTTGGCAATTACGCAGATGCACCTGGCAGAGGAGCTTTAGGTCAAATACTTCAAGACAATCTAGGTAGAGCTAGACGAGAAGTAATGATTGATCTAGGTACAAAATACAGAGCTGTTGACGGTATGTTCAAACAGCTGACTTCAACTGAGGGTAAGTCAGGCGTAGAATTATTGAAGGCACAAACATTAGATAGAGTTGTAAGAAATACTATAAATAAAAATATTGATGATTCTCTTAAATTAATTAAACAACACAAAGATGCTGATTATTTTTGGGGTGTCAACAACCGAGATGAGTTAGACGGCGGTATTGTTAAAAAGATAGAAAGCGCATTATTAGAGTTCCAAAATGATGTAGCCAGAGGAGGGCCAGTTAATTTAGCTCACGTTAGAAACGCTTATTCAAAACTAAACACTATTTCTAGAGATACACTTGAAGCAAGTCCAGAAAGAAAAGTGATTATAGAAATCATGCGTAAGCTTGATGATTCTAGAGTTAGTCAAAATGGTGAGATATTTATACCTGGTCAGCCTGACAGTATCCTTACTCAACTAGAAATAGAAGGTGTAGAGCAGTTTAACGTACAACTAGCTAAAAATATAAAAGCAGCAGGTTTGGGTGATGACGTTATAGAGTTAGAAGGACAAGCAGTAAGAGAAGTAAATAACGCAATAAAACAACTTAGAGAGGCTAATAAAATTGCGGCAGAAAGGATGGCACCTTTTGATAGGTTAGAGATTAAAAAAATAATATCCAATTCACAGAAGGGTGCGCATAACGCAGATGAAGTTTACAAAAAAGTTATTTTAAATGGCGAAAGAGGAGATCTAGAGGACATATTTAAAGCTCTGCAAGACTACGATAACTATATGGTGCAAGCAGGTAAGCCTGCTACCGCAGAAAGAACTTTAAAGTCACAACTAAAGAAAAGATTGTTTGCTGATGCG